GAATTTTCATAGTGTAGGGGTGGCCCCAGCCATTCCGGCACTGTCACACTGATCCGACCAAGGATGCACGACACCAAAATGACCGGAGCCATAGAAGGGTGGGCCTACTCGCTGCGCCTGAAGCTTTCTCTGTGCCAGTGGTGCGTTCTGGCGCTCTTCAGTATCCGCTTTCGGCCCGTAAAACTTAACCGCGACGACGACGTGCTGGTGCAGCGTCAGCTTTAGGTTCTTCACCTTCGGCCTTACCACCGTCCATGCTCATCCACTCTTGCACTTCGAACACCGGTGTATAGATTTTCCCGTAGCTCTTGTGCGTGTAGTGATCGCGCTTTAGCGTGACGACAGGTACTGGCTTGCTTTGATCGCTCTCAACTTGCTGCGCGATCGCAACGGCCAAACCTTGCACGGCACGCTTGCCGCCGACTGACGTGACACTGTAGCGCACTTCAAGACCGTTATCGGGTCCGCTAATGCACTTCAACGACATGCCGACCTGCGTCTCCCACCCACGCTTGGCGCCCGCGGGTGCGGCTTCCATCTCTGGCAGCGGATGCGATACCGATACCATCTTTTCGCCCAACACTTCACCGTCGCCCCACGCGATATAGCCGTGGACGAACGAGAACGGATTGACAGCCCAGAGGGTGCCTTCGTCCACTTCGGTTTGGTCTGCGCCGAAGACCCAGTCACCGCGCTTGTCCATCTTCAAGATCACGCTGCCGGCAGGGCCGACATCTTTCTCGAGCTGACGCAGAGCAACTGACAGGGAAGAAACAGGAGGGAGGTTTGCTAATTCAAAGGCCATGATAGTTTCCTTTATTGGAGTTTAGAAAGGGCCGCAGTCAACTGCTTCCCGATTTGTAACACCGCTGGCCTCGGGTCTGACGCCGGTGCCAACGTACTACCTGACGATACCGTGATGACGAGATCGCTGGGTAATTCTTTGTCGTGCTTCTTCAGCACTTTTTCCATCTGCGCAGGCGACTTTATTTTTGTCTCATACGCATCGGTGATGCCATTCACATCCGCCCACGCTTCAATCGCGGCTTCAGACGCCCACTGCCGCGTGCCGCGCTTGGCGACTAGCTTGTAGCCTGGCACTTCTGCGCCTGATTCTAACACTTGAAACGCCAGCGCCCGCAGGTCTTTAATCCAATCTTCCAACATATCGGCCTTCTCAAGATACGCGCCGAGCTGTTCTTTATTGAGATTGACAATCTGCTGGTGCACTGCGCGATCCACTGCGCCGTTCATCTGTGGGCAGATCGGTTTCGCTGCGCACCAACGGCAATGGTCACCCGTCTGCATCGGCGCGCCATCTTGCTGCGCACGCTTTACCGCTTTTGCGAGTTCTTGTTCAAAAGAAAGAATCCGTGCCTTAGTAGTAGTCCAGCGCCGGATTTCTGGCGGCTGTACGATGATGAGTTCAATTTCATCGGCGTCCTCGAAAACCCACTTCGACGCCTCGGTTCGCATGGCAGCGGCAGCGTAAAACATGAGCTGATCGTTTTCCACAGCATCCACAAGTACACCATCGCCAAATTTCCAATCAAGAACGACGGCGCGTGAGCCCTGACGCCCAAGTAGATCAGTGCTGCCAAAGACGCCAGGGAGAAAATCACCAAAGCCGACGCGCGTCTCCACCATGTACTCCATTCGCTTGTCTGGATCAATGACATCGAGGGCCGCGAGAGCGGGAATAATTTTCTCATCGAGCAACTCCTGCGTGAGAACCTGATCGTTGTACTTGGCGCCCAGGCACTGCGCGGGCGGCTTGTCAAACTCCAGTAATTCAGCAATCACATTGTGCAGGAGCGTACCACGGTCGGCGTGCTCAGAAGATGGACGCGGCGGCATCTGCTGCACCAGCTTCACCGACGCCGGGCAGTTGATGACGCGCTTGGCGGTGCTGCCGCCGACGATGTTGGAATGGTTCATATTGCCGCCACCTTTTTTTGGAGGGCAACAGTGCCTACGATGAAGTTACGTTTCGCGGCATGCGCGGCCACAGCGTTCGAGATGGCTTGCACAAGCTCACCTCTATCAGTGCTGCTGAGCGGGAAAAAACTAGCTGTTTGAACTATGAGGTGTAATTCCTCGGTGATCGCGGGCGCCATACTGTACCTCCGTTTACTGTTTGAGCCTCGACTGTACGCCCGCAAATAATCCTTGTCAAATACTTTTTTAGCCCTTATATTTCGGCCATGCGCGAATCTGAAGTTGAGAATTATTTGGTGTGGACGGTGGAAACCTTGGGTGGCCGCGCTTGGAAATTCAAGTCGCCTAACCAGCGCGGGGTTGCTGATCGGATCGTGTGCCTGCCGAACGGTGAGACGTGGTTCATCGAATTGAAGCGACCCAAGGGCGGACGGTTAGCACCTTTGCAAGCATTGTTTCGCGACGAAGTAATCAAATTACAACAACGCTACGCGTTACTGATTAACCTACAGGAGATTGATGAATGGCGCCGTTTATACCTCACCCGTTGTTCGACCGAATCATAGAAATTTACAAATTGAAAAACGACGCGGCGTTAGCGCGCGCGTTGAAGATGTCGCCGTCTAACATTAGCCGGTATCGCTCACGCTACACGCCGATCCGCGCACACGTCATTCTGCGCATTCACGACGCGACAGGTTGGCCGATCAAGACGATTAAGGAGCTGTGCGCATGAAGACACAAAAAGACATAGACGTACTACACAAAGCAGATTGGTTTTCCGATACGCCAGAAATTGTTCAGCGTTTACGCAATGATGGTGAGCTTGAGATTGCGCGGCACCTGCATAGAATGCACGTCTACCATAAAGCACTGATCGCCGAGATTAGAAAGCTGCGTCGACAGCTGAAAGAAAAGAATGCAGCTTAGACCTTACCAGGAAGAGGCCGCCGACTTCTTGTACGAGAACGATCGTGCGTTGGTGTTGGCGCCTGTGGGCGCCGGCAAGACCGCGATCACGTTAACCGCAATGGGCGACATCATCGCAGACAAGATCGTGCAGCGTTTTCTTGTGCTCGCGCCCAAGCGCGTCTGCACCAGCGTCTGGCCGGTTGAGGCGCCAAAGTGGTCGACGTTAAAGCTCGGTGTGGCCATCGGCACGTCTGCCGAACGCCAGAAGGTGCTGACGGATAAAAGTTATGACATCGTCGTGATCAACTACGACAACCTGCAATGGTTGGTCGGGCAAAACTTGACCGGCTTTGATGCGATCGTGTTCGATGAGCTGACCAAACTGAAGAACCCATCAGGCAAACGCTTCAAGGCGTTGCAGCGGGTGATCGAACAGTTCCCGGTGCGCTGGGGTTTGACCGGGTCGTTCACCAGTAACGGTCTGGAGGACGTCTTCGGTCAGTGCAAGATCGTCGACGAAAAGTTGCTCGGCCGCGCAAAGGGCGCGTTCATGCAGCAGTACTTCGTCTGCACCAATCGCGACTTCGGCGACTGGGCACCACGCAAAGGCGCGCTGGAGCAGGTCATGCGGCGGATTAAGCCGGCGACGTTTCTACTGGAGCCGGGCGACTACAAGGACAAACTGCCGCCGTGCCATGTTGTCGAGCTGCGCTGCGAGATCGACGATCGTCAGCCGTATGAAACGATGAAGCGCGACTTCGTGGTGGACTTCCCTGACGCTCAGGCGGTGGCGGCTAACGCGGCCGTGGTGACTAACAAGCTCCAGCAGATGGCGTCGGGTTTTGTTTACGACACGACGAAACTCGCCAGCGCCATGCCCGGCAAGTTCACCGTTACCAAGAAAGCGGTGTGGTTCAGCAGTCACAAGTTCGATTTGTTGCATGACCTTTTGGAGGAAAACCAACATGCCAATACGATCCTGGTTTACCAGTTTGAGGAGGAACTGGCGGAGATTAAAAGGCGCTATCCGCAGGTTCAGACATTGGATGACGTGGATGCGGTGGAGCGTTGGAATAAAGGGTTGGTCGAGCTTATGGCCATTCACCCGAAAAGCGCGGGACACGGACTCAACCTACAGTACGGAGGGAGCTGCATTGCTTTTATATCCCTACCGTGGTCCCTTGAGCTGTACGAGCAGACCGTCGGACGTCTGCATCGTTCCGGGCAATTGCGAGAGGTATGGGTGTATATCCTTATGGCACAGAGAACGGTCGACGAAAAAATCTGGGCTGCCCTACACGACAAACGAGCCATCTCAGACATCGCATTGGAGGCATTGAAATGAGATTCCTACTTTTGCTCTTGCTGGCCGCACCGGCTTTCGCTGGCGTGAAGCTAGTTGAAACGCCGCCCGCGCCGCCGCCAACTAAAGGCGCGACAGTTTTAATACCCGCGCCCAATGTGCTCTATACCGTCTATTTAACTGGCGCTGGCACCCGCGCTGTGCTGACACCAGAACAAGGCGGCGTATGTTGGAACCGATACAAGATGTTTGAAGTTAATCGGTATAGCGAAGCAATGCGCGGTTGCTGGTCGCAATCAAACGGCATCGTACATATTGAATTGCAAGACGGTGATCGCCGCGCAATTCCTGCCGTACAGTTTATTCAGACGACGCCGGAAGCATTACGATTTTGATAAAGTCTACGGAGGTAGCTATGAAGCGCCTGGATTACTGGAAAGCGCAGCACAAGGCCGCGCGGGCAGAATATCGCCAGCGCACGAAAGAGTACAACCAAGCGGCTCGGGCACTGTTTCGAGCCAGTCAAAAACTTGATCGAATAGAGGTAAAAATTGCAATCGAAACATCTAAGCTGGCGCGCACTTAACGATCGCCTGCCGTCTATGACGGAGGAAGAGGTCTTCGCGCTACTGACGCACGAATCCATACATGAGCGCCGCAGCTCCATTTTGCAGCGCCTGCACCAACGCTACTGCGCCTTACGCGACGCACGGGAGCGGATCGAGATCATGGCCAAGGCGGTACGACCATGAAGTGTATGCAGTGCGGGGAACGGACGTATGTCGTCAACGTCATCAACATGGCCGGCGGGCTGCGCCGCCAGCGCAAGTGCAAGGAATGCAAGTTCAATGCCTACACGGCCGAGGTGTGGCTGAAAGCAACGGCCAACGGCGCGGAGCCGGTTTATACTAAAGAGGAGGCAGCGTTAATAAAAAAGAAAGAGGTTGACGTTCGCCGAGCAAATGAAGATAGGAGAAAAACCGATGTTACATAAAGGAAGATTCGTTCAAGACAACACTGTGGTAAAGCCTGCGCCGTATGACACCGGCAAGGTCAGGATTGGCGTGTTTTACGATCCGCCACTATTCCAGCGCGCGTCGACGCCTGAAGAGCGGTTTATGCAGGACGTGGTGCTGGGGACGAAACCCTATAAAGAGTCGTCCCTCACCAAGTTCTTCGGGAGACTGCTGCGGATATGAAAGACCTTGTGGTGGTGTACTACGCGGCGATCGCGTTGGCGACGTTCGCTTTTCTGGCCATTGGTTTACCTGAACCCAAGGGGCCGTCACCCACAGAGTGCGGGTCGCGCGATACCGTCATCATGACGACGCGCGACCGCGTCATCTGCCAGCAACTGCGGCGCCGCCTAGTTTGAGCCGGACGGCTTCGTACTGGGCGTAGCACTGCTTGAGGGCGAGCCGGACTTCGTCGGCTTCTCTGGCGAGTCCAACAACCACTTCGCTATCCTGTCGGTAAAGCTCTCTTGGGGTACAACCGCCTGATCCAGTACCGGTGGCACCGGGCACGGCACCGGCTTCGGTGGCGGGGCGCTCGGCGCGGTTGCGCAGGCTGTTATTAAGAGCGGTATTCCTAGCAAGCAAATCACGCGTTTCACGATCCTTCTCCTGTCTCAAGTGATCAGCGTCCGCCTGGATCGCCTGTTGTTTTTCAATCGACGCCTGTAACGCCTTCGCGTGTTCTGCCTGCTGCTTGATGCGCTCGGCGTCCCACTCGGCCTGCACGACCATCTTGCCGTGCGACGTCCCCTTGACGTAGCCAGCGCCGCCCGCAACGACCACCGCGATAACGGCACCAGCAAGAAAATAGGGGTTCATTTCGGCGGTACCTTAGTACCTTCGAGCTTTTTATGGACCTTGATCGTCTTGCAGACTTCCATGTCCTTACCCTTGACCTTCTCGACACGGCAGACTTTCTTCATCTCACCGCCAGCAAACGCCACCATCGGCACAAACGCAATAAGTGCAACGAGTTTCTTCATGACGATCTCCTATTCAATCTCAGGTTGAGGTGCTGGGGGCGGCGCTGCCTTGCCGCCGAAACCGGTAACGACAGGCGCCGAGGTAAGTTGCGGCTCAACGCGCTGCACCGGCGCATGCGTCGGTGACGGTGGCGGCGTCTTAGGCGGCGTCGGATCTGTCCAATCGCTGGCCTTGGATACGCCAGGTGGCGGGTCGATCAATTTGGCGACGCCATCTTTTCCTTTAATGGCCAAGAGCGTTGCCAGAGCGCCCAATATGTATTTCGACATATCGGAGAGCAACATAAAGAACTGCTTGTCCGCTGGCGCAATGCCCACCATCGGCTGCGTTACGAACACGACCGAATACATGGCCAAGCTCGACATCATTAGCAGCACGACGCAGAACGTCGCGCCGATGATTAGCTTGATGACAGAATCAATTTGATCGGGCGTCCATTTCATTTTTGTTCCTCCGGCTTAAAGTCAGACGCGGGCAGCAACTGATCGGGGCAGGTGCCAGTCAAAGCGCAAGTTGGGCGTTGGCATTCGGGCTTGCTCCAGTTTTTGTTATCCATACAAGGATAACGGAAGCGGTCTTCGCAGCCGACTAGCCAGACGACGCCGATCAGACTAAGCGCCAAAAATATGAAGCGCATGATCATAGTGTTTTTTCCTGTCTTCAAGACCAATCGTGCCGCCGTTGATGCGCTTGGTCATGCCAAGAATATCGCCGGCGTCCGCAAACTTGTTCAGGTTGTTCGTCTCCCAGAACCAGCAGGCGCTCTGCGCTGCGCCTTCGAACGTGCCCAAGTACTCCGGCACGTCGTCGATGCTCATCTCCAAGGAGTCAGCAAAAGCCTGATAGTTTGATCGTCCAGTAAGCTGAATAAGCCCACGGCCGCGAAAACGATAACCGTCCCCGCTAGACTCATTGCCGTTGCCCATACGGTTAGCATAGATAAGATTTGCAATGGCCTCTTGTTTGTTAGGCCGCGCGCAATACTGATTAGCTGTGACATCGTCAGAAAAATATTTCGGGAATAAGCGCCGCAGCGCCTGGGGTTTGTAGTTAAGGTTTTCGACGATGCTGGAAAAGCCACCCGACTCATGCGCACACTGGGCTAAGAACGCCGCCATGCGCTTCGGGGTGTTGATGTCGTAATCGGGAAAGAGTTGCGCAAGCGCGCGGTGCCAGTACTCGACGTACTTATTCTGTGGAATGATCTGACGTAGTTGGGCTTCGGTAATCATCTGCCGTACATCCTTTCAACTTGAATTTCACGCCGCAATTCCCGCATCTTTCTAACCTCTTGCACCGCCGCCTGCGTTGCGACATACATGTCGTAATACATGAACGCCAATATGGGCATGACGATGAAAAAGGTCAGTAGCACTGCCATGACGGTGATTAGTAGTGACCAAGGGACGTCTTCATCATCGCGCTTCTTGTCGTTAGCCACATTAGTCCCACTCCCCACAGCACTACGAAAACGACCGCCGAAATCCATGTTATTTTGGCTCTTAGTTCCGCTATTTTTCTTTTGCGTCGCCATCTCGCCATCTGAATCAGTTTAAGCTCTTCTGCGTGTGCCTGATCTTGCTCGGCCACGATGGTCTGCCACATCTCTTCAAACTTGCTCCAAAGTGAGCCCAATTCTGGCGGGCTACGGTACACCATCGTTTCGCGTATCTCCGCCAGCATGGCGTCTAATCGTGTCGTGATGATGATACGGCGCAGCGCCCGGCGACCGATGCTCTCCTCACCCTTGTAGACCTTTTTGCTCTCCATCTGCTCGGCTAACAGCGCCTTGCTCAACGCGTCATACGAGTCCATCAATGCGCCCAACTGGTTGCCAATCTCGGTGTACACGTCGTTCGGATCGGCCTTAGCGATCTCCTGGACGCGCTGCACCTCGGCGTTGTACTTCTGCTTCTGCTCGACGGTCGGATTACCGCCCGTTACCTTATCGAACTGCGCACGCAAATCCTTCAGTACTTCTGACACCTCGCCGCTGGCGCCCTTGATGTCTTTGTAAAGCTGGCAGCCCTTCTTAACCGCGGCGACTGCGGCGTTTGCAGCGGCAAGAAGGGTTAGCGGATCAATTTTTTACTCCATAACGCCGGGCGGTATAACAGGTCTGCGCTCTTGCCGGTTGTACTCGAACACTGTCTGCGGACCTGCTACAGCACCTGCGTACGGCGCTGCTGCGCCAAACAGTCGTCCGCCAGCTTGCATACTTGGTGTACGCGAGCGCAGCAATACGTCAATCGCGCGTTGCCCTGGTTCGGAATACATCACACGGCCGGCTACGGCCGCAGGTATTCCATACTCTGGTCGGGAGGCCATACCAAATAGCCCTGCACCGCCAAACGCATATCGGCCAGCAAGCGTCTCGCCCGCTTCGTCGCCAAGCACTTGCATAGCTGCATCAGATATCCGTTGCGACCGCGCGGTTCCTTTTGCATACGCGGACTTGTTCATCGTTTTATCGCCTTGACGAACGGCGGTAGAAAACTGTTTTGGCGTAAATACGCCGTTTACAGCGCCAGAGTTAGCCGCCGCGACTTTGACCGCGCTCAAGTCGCCATACGCGGTATCAACGCGGCGCAGTTGCGGGGTTAGTTTTGGGTTCTGGTTGTACAACGATTTCTTAAATTCAGAAAGCACACCGAACAAAGCGTCGCCTATAGAGCGCTCTTCGTCCGTAGTGCTGGCCATTAAGCGCGACGCTTTTTTACGTAAGTCTGACTCAATTCCTTTGTATTCTTGCCCCGTCATTGGTTTACCAGAAAACTTGTTTAATGCAATTTGATTTATGTAATCAACTGCGGTCTGGCGTTGCTGTGGCGATAGCAAGTTGGATTTGTTTAGCGCGCCCAAGATATTGGACGAAGTGTTGAAGTCCAACGTGAACTTAATCTTGCCGAGTACGTCGTCATACGCATCCGAGACTTGTTGGGATGCATATTCGATAGCGTCGCGGCCAATGACGTCTGCGGGCAGTTTTGCTTTGATAGGCTTCAAGGCATTGTTAATCACGCCTTTGTTGAAGTTAAAAAGAGTACGCTGACGCGCGTCTTGTACGGCGGTGCCGACTAGAGGCATGTATTGCGCAAACTCTTCGATCGATTTAGCGCCTTTACCCAAGGTCTGGCCGGTCGTCGGCGTGACGCCGAGATCACGCATGGTCTGTTCAGCTTTAGACACTAACGGGTTCATAACTCGACCGCCAGCCGCCATTACACGTTCGCCGCCGGCGCCAAACAAACCGCCGAAAGTTACTTGTTCGGCTTTTGCACCCGTAAAGTCTTCGCCAGTTACTGGTTGCAACGCGCCAGTTACTGCGCCGCCAAAGCCTGCGCGGGCAGCAGCGGAAGTAAAAGGCGCAGCGCGTGCAGCAACAGCGCCGGGGACAATATTCGCGGGGCTTAACATACCGCCGCCTAGTCTTGGGAAGTCAAAACCAGTTTCGCCGGCGGCAGCGCGCTGACGTTCGTAACCCGCTTGTTCAGCGCGAACCATCTCATCCACTTTGCGCGCTTCGCTTTCAAAAAAACGGCTGACAGGGTTAGGTTGCGCGCCGCCTAGTGACGTACCATAGGCCAATGCTCGGGGCAACAATTGAGCGCCACCACTAATTGGGTCTTTTAACCCCATGACAAAACCCGACGTAGGCGCAGCAGCAAGACCGAAATCTTCCGGCTTGGCTAGGCCACCACGTATCGCGCGCTCCATAATCTGCGCGCGGGACGTGCCTTCCGGCACATCCTCGATCACTATACCGTTTGGCAGTTCGACATCCATAGTGGCACCTTAATTAGGAAGATCACCAAATTTAACGCGTCTGGGCGCGCGAGCTGGAGCGGCGGCCGGCGCGGCAGCCGGCGCTGTTTCTGCCGGGGGCGGCAATGTTGAAGTAAGCGTCTGGTTCTTTTCGCCGCTTTCCGCTTGCCGACGCAGTCGTTCAATACCACGCTTAATCTTACGTTCGGCGGAGTTAAGAATGCGCTCTAATGCTTTAGGCTCTAGGCTGATATCGCCGCCCATCATTCGGTTGAGGTATGCCAATTCTTGTTCGGAATCGTTACCACCAAATTCTTTAAGGCGGGGGACAACAGTTTCGCCAATGTAAGCCAAGAAAGTTTCTGTGTTAGCCACTTTTTCGGAGCTGCCAATATTGCCGTACTTGGCGAGGTTCTGTTTGAATGGGCCATATGCGCCTGCATATATGCCGTTTTTAAGAATATCTTTGGCCTCAGCAATGCTGTCTAGCGCGGATTCTTTGCCTTTAACATCAACCAATTCGGCGCCAATAAGTTTGCCGGCGGTTTCACTTGCTTTGCCGGTATCAACACTTATGCCACCAACCGACACCGTAGTACCTTTTCCTTTAGCGCGGCCTTCTGCTTCGCCTTTAAGGAATGCGTCCATCAAGGCATTACGTGCGGCGGCATTTTCTGGCGTCTTAGGGTAACGCTCGTTTAAGACGCGCTCAAACTCACCTAGTTTGGATTGAGTTTCGTTAGACGTTAATTTTCCTAACTTATCTATGTAGGCTTTTTTGTATGCCTCAGACCCTTCTTCGCCTGCGTCCAAAGCAAAGTCGCGTGCGATCTGCTGTTCACGCACTAGACCTTCGGCCTTTATAGGCAGCCCGGCAAGCGTAAATTCGGCTTGCTCAAGTTTTGCATCACGTTCTGGCGACGCAGGCGCTGCTTTCAGCCCCTTAATCTGGCTCTGTAATTTAGCGCGTGCCTCTGCGATCTGAACTGCTTGCGGCACAGCGGCTGCACGCCCTTCACGCGTACGCTGTTCAGCCAATGCTTTGTCACCCTGCACTTTACGGCCATACTCCGCTAACGCCAACGCACCTTGTGGATCACGCATACCGGATAGTTGCCGCGCAGCAGAAAAAATAGCTTCTGGGTTTGATAGGTCAAGCCCACCCAGCACCGACTGGCGCGCGCTGATCATGCGCAACTGTGGGTCTTCCGCACCCAACAGGCCGGCTAAACCGGTGCCGAACTGCTGACCCGCACGAATCGCGCCGAAGCGGATACTCTGATACGGATCAAGTTGCGCGAGTTCCGCAGCCTGACGTTGCATCATCAAATCCTGCTGCCGTTGATACATCTCAGGCGAGGTGAACAGACCTAAAATTTCGCTTGCCATGATGGCTCCTAATTCGTCACTGCGTTCTTAATAAGTCCCGTAGCCTATTTTTGAACTACGGTTAGTTGGGTCAAAGTAGGTAGTAGCAAAATTGCCCGGCACATTCTCATTGAACGAAGAATACGAAGGGCGGCTAAATAAGTTCTGTACGCCGCTGATAAGTTGTGGGTTACTACTAAGTCCTTGCAAGAACGATGCGGTCGGGTTCAACGCATTCGCTGCCTGCAGGGTTTGCGCTGCCCCCATACCACCTTGCAAGAGCGCCTGCGCGCCTGCTGGCGATGCTTGGCGGCCACCCAGTTGCGCGCCGATATCCAATGCTTGTTGACCAAGCGATTCGATATCGCCTGCTGCGCCGAGGTAGCCTTGGAACGGTGCGAGTGAGCCGACCAGACCGCGCTGGTAGCCACCCAGCAAATCGGCACCGGTGCCGAACAGCGTAGTGCCGAAAGCCAACTGACGCTGCCCTTCTGTCTGCGCTCTAGCAGCTAGTTCAGCGTCCTGCTGCGCAAGCGCGTTGTAGTACGCCTCCATCTCTGGATTCGTTGCCGAAAGTCCTACACCGCCGCCTGGACGCAAACCAGTCGCACCTACTGACAAACCAGTGCGGCCTGTTTGGAACTGTTCGTTGCGCAATGCGGCCAACTGACGCTCACGTTGCGGCGCCAAGATGTCGAGCTGCGAGGTCATGTAGCGTTGTGCTACGTCGGCTGGCGACTCGGCCAGATAACGCTCACCCAAACCAAATAGCCGACTGGCAGCGTCAGTCATCGGGGCATACAGTCCTGGCGCTTGAGCTAGATAATCAAGCCCTGTTTCGCCAGCCATACCCAGCAGTTCATTTTGATAAGCACGGAGTTCAGGCGCCAGCGTATAGGACGCACCCGATACGCGGCCGTCGGGGCCAGTGGTGAACTGGCTTTGGCCGAATCGCGTTGTTATGCCTACCGGCCGAAACCGCGCCTCTTCAGCAGCAATCCGCGCGGCTTGAATTTGCGCATCGGCAGCAGCCTGCGCGGCTTTCCGAGCGGATCTTGATTGCAGGGCGCTACCAAGTAGTCCACCTCCTGCCGATATAAGCGCCGCGGTAACAGGCATGTCATTCTCCTTTAATCAACACGTTATCCACGTTCGCCGGGTCTTTTTCATCCGTTGCGTGAATACAAAACCAAACACAATCTTCAATTGCCTTCACGCCGTGCGTGACGCCCGCTTTGATTTCAATGCACGCCGGGGCGTTCACGATTTCAATGTCTTCACCGACCAGTACTGCCACTTTGCCTTTAGCCAGAATCGACAAGTGGCTAAAGTCATGCGTGTGCTTCAATATCGCCTGCCCCGCGCTTACGCGTATCTCTTTAGCGTATAGACCGTCAGAAAAATGGTGGATAAGCTGATGGTCGGGTAATGTTTCAACAATCATGCAGTCCGCTTCCACATGTACACCACGATGTACGGCGGCAAGTTAGCGTTGGTGCCGGATGAACCTGTTGTGCTGTTGCTGACAGAAATACCGGTAACCGCGCTTTCAGTGCTTCTATTTTGATAGTTTGCGTCGTCGCTCGTCGCGTAAATTGATACAGCGTCAAATGTTGTGTCCGTGTTTGCATCCGTAAGAACGCGAGTCATAGTATGAGTATGACCCGGATCGGTAACGGTAGCCGTATGGGTATGGCTAACAACAATCGCGTCTTTGGAACCGCCTGTTTCTTCTGCTGTGTCAAACGAACTGTCGCTGGCGTTTAAGCCTACTAGCGTGCGCCCTGCGCCGAAAGCAGTCCAAGTACCAAATCCCAGCAAAGTTCCGGGGTTAGTGCTGCTAGTGGCGTTTATGTATACAGAACCAACGGGGTATAAAACACCTAGTACGGACTGTACAAATGCCGTCGTCGCTAATTTGGTGCTGCTATCCGTTGATGTTTGCGTAACGCCCGTAGTGCCTGATGGCAGCGAGGGTGTGCCGGTAAACGTCGGTGAGGCGAGGTCAGCCTTGGTCGCAACGGCAGTCGCGATATTGTTGAACTCCGTATCAATCTCGGTGCCCTTGACGATCTTACTTGCGTTGCCAGACGCCAACGCGTCTTTGGCAGCGAAGTCTGTGGATTTAACGTAGTCTGTCATGACACCCTTCCGTTCTTAGCTTGGATTTCAATGCGCTGAATTGATAATGGTGATCCATCAATATCAGCCTCATAGCCTGTCTGCACAATCTTGCCAGCGCCGGTGGCTTGCGAATGTAGAATTTGCAAAGCAATACCATTTGCGTATTCGGCTACCGGCACACCATTAGCACCGTACTCCGCGACGCCGTATTCTGATACCGACTGTCTTGGAATCTGTACGTTTTGCGACAAATAGTTTTCGTTAAAATCAAAACCCCATTTAATCGTAATGTATTGATTAGTGCCGCCAATCGCTACGATTGATATGCGTTTCAATATGGACGTAATACTTTGATCACCCAGATCAGAGTGGTTCGTGTAGTACTGCATACGGTAAGAAGTACCGTTATCAGTTTGACCGGTGTACTTACCAACATAGCCCGTTTTACCGATCAACAAGTCGCCGTTACGACGCGCCAGCAACGCGGTCGGTTCGATATCTGTCCAGGTGGTAACTCGCGCTGAACCGTCTTGCAACGTGGTGCGGGTGTCGAACACATAGACCGACTTGTTAGTGGGTAAAGTCAGCAAATAAAACGCGTTAACTTCAGAGTAAACTGCCTTAATGTTAACGGCTGTTTCGCCGGCCACAATGCCCATCAAGTCGTTTCGGACGTTTTTGCTGATATCGCGAAACGGCGCCGACTTTTCTTGAATGGTACGCAAGACCGAACGCACGCCACTGTTCGACAAAAACAGCACGTCCGTGTTCGTGCCTTGTACCGAATCTCTAGCAATGCAGCCGATACCAATGACTGTGTCACTTAGTGACATAGTGGCCGGCGCAGTTGCTCCTTGGTAGACCAGAATCTGACGCCTACCAAAAATAAACAGGAATCCGTTATGTGCAGCCAACGCCACAATCTCGTCCGGCCCATTCGGCCAGACGCTGTTCACGTTCAACGTGCCAGACGTGCCGCCGGTGTAAACGTGGCCAGCCAGTAGGTCAGAGAAAGTCAATGTTGCTTTATCGGACGCCGTATTAGCTATCCACAGACGACCGTAGGCAGAAATGCAGATATTGCCAGACGGCACCGTGCCTGCATAACCTGTCTTTTCACTAACTCGACGGTAAGTTGTCGTGCTAACCGCTGGATCGTAAATTAACGGGTCGTGGCCAATCTGGAAAAAATACGTGATGCCGTTAAGCGACGCGCATTGCCAGTTGTTGGCCGTGATCGTCGGTGCTGTGCCGCCACCACCATAAGTTAACTCGACGACTGCATTACTGCCGTCCAGCTTAAAAATCTTGTTGTTACCTGCGAACAGGACTGTGTACGTGCCGTCGGCCACCACCAGCTCATGGATGACGCCGATAGGATTCGAGCCGAGGTTGCCCGTGCTGGCGTTGAGATTGTCCCAACCCTTGCGCGCGCCGATACGGCCATACTGATCAATGACGCAATTAATAGCCGTCAACGCGAAGCCCGCCGCTAGATCGAGCGGCGAGTCTTGCGTATTCAGGCCGAAGAAACCTGGCGCTGAAATGCCGTAGGTTTGAATTGCTTGCGTCATGTCGCGACGAACTCCTGCATCTCAGGAAAGCGGGTAGCTTCAAGGGCTACATAATCAGAAAGCATACTTCTGTACAGCGCATATGCCTCTGAGGAATTTAGACCGCCATCTTCGCCGCGCTCGACCAACGCTCTGGCGTAAGCATTCTGCGCCACCAGCACATCCGGCACCAGCACCGACGTACTATCCGTCGACAGCACTGCCTGCGGAACGGTCAAGAAAAACTTGATGGTGTACACACCGTCAGGCCGACCCCACAGTTGCACTTTAGCGTCGCCGCTGCCGTCGACGCCCTCAAAGCAATACTCGGTAGGCACGGCGTTCACAAACGGTTGGAGGTTCTGCTTGCGCCGCATGTCGCCCACCGTGATGTTGCGCATGACGACGTTAGAAGTCGTGTTCAACGGATCACTGCTAACGCGGAACTTCTGGCCAGCGCCGGTCAACGCATACTCGTAAACACTTGCGGAAGTGGTGACAGTGATTTCCGTCCCCAGCGCATTCCAATCGTAGGCATCCTCGATCTGGCGCTTGGCGTCATTGACAAATTTGCCGATGAGCTGAGAATAGGTCGTCAGGTTGACCGTGGTGACGGTCTGCTCCCGCAGCCGAAGTAGCACATCGTTGACGAGTTCTAAGTAGGTCATTTGCTTTTCGCCTTATTCCTTGCGGAAATAGCTTTAGCTTTTGCCTTTGCATCCGCCTTGGATGATGCGCCCCATGCATTTAAAGATAACAATAGCCTTGTCGGCTTGCCATCTTTACGCTCGGCGCCGGGCATGTTGCCCATCCTGGCGAGAAAAGAAGCTCGTCTCGGGTTATCGCCAGTTTTCACCGGCGCTTTCAGGGATCCCCCTGTTTCTGCATTATAAGACGCCCGACCGGTGGCATTCAAGCCGCCCTTTGGATTCTGGCCGGCTTTACGTTGCCACGCGGGTGTCTTCATTTTTTCCTCGGTTTGGCCGTTTTAGCTGAGTCTTTAAACGCCTGCGCGGTGGGCGCACCTTTAGCCCCCGGCTTTCTCATCTTCTCACCGGAGCCCGCCGCAATGCGCTTACGCTTGGCGTTGATATTGGCGTACAGGCCGGGCTTCATTTCTTGGCCTTTTTCTTAGCCATGCCGGCCATGCTCAAACCGATCGCAACCGCTTGTTTCTGCGGGTAGCCTTCCTTGCGCAGTTTGCTGATCTTGGCCGAAGCAGCTTCCTGCTTGCCTTTTTTCGTGTATGGGTACTTCTTTCCGTCGACCATTGGCATGATGTCACCCTTTAAAAAATAAACGATCTGCAACAAAAGTCATAACCCCACCCACGGCAGACGCGATTGACATGCCAACCCAAAATCCACCTTTGGATTTATTGGCCATCTCCAGCAACTGCTTAATGTCGCTCCGCATGGCGTGAACCTCTAGCTGGAGCGCCTCTACCTGCGCCTCCAGTTTGCCAAACTCTCTTGGGTCAATTTCTGACATGTTCTTTCCTTGGGCGGCCAGGACGACGCGCGTACTCTGGCGGCGTCATAGCAATCTGTCTGGTTTCATCTTCCACGGGAGCATCCTCATCAACGCGGACGTATCCGGCGTGGCCTTTCATACTGTCAATGTCGTGCGGCAGGGTAAACGTAACTGTCTGACCGCTCTGAAGACATCTAAAAGTTGCCATAAAGCCTCTATGCGTAGATAGGGATGTATCCGTTAGCACTAACCTGCCATGCGGCAGTTGCAGCGGCATCCTCATACACCGGGATGTAATCTAGCCAAGCCTGTTTGCCGGTAATCGACCCAAGGACGTTAGCGTAGATATTTCCGTCGTAAGAGTTTAATTGCCCTGCGGTATCCGAAGTTTTGACTGGAATGTAGTCCGCCCAACGTCTTAGCCCCGTCAAAGAAGACAGTTTAAAAACGACCATTTGACGCTGGCCGTTACCGCCCAATGTAGAAGGGTAAGTCTGCGGAACCATAGTAACTCCAAGTCAAATCAGGGGCCGAAGCCCCTGATTATTAGGCCAGCGAACGGACCACAACGAGGCGCAGAACAGCTTCAGCCAAGTTGACTGTACCGCCAGTTTCGTTTTGAAAACGAATGCTAACGGTATTAGCTGCGCTAACGTAAGCGGTCACAATCAGACCGGCCACATCAACCGCCAGCGAGGCGCTCAGTACCATGTCGCCCAGAGCTACGCCCGGAACGGCCACAGTATCAGTATCGCCAGCACCATCGTCTAGGCTGTCAGCGTTAAGCAACGCGCGGACAAGAAAAGTATTAGTGTAAAGACCGCGAAACTGGTCATTGCCAGCACGGACGGTCACGGAAGTAGCGTTTGCCATGATGTTCTCCTAATTAGGTTAAATACCCCCGGCTTTCACCGGGGGTGTTCAATTAGGCTGGAACAGCCAGAGCGAATGCCGAGGACGAGAGAGCAGCACCCGTGGTAGCCGCAGTACGCATAGCTTTTACGCCGTACAGAGTGTCAGCCGTGAACAGGGTACCGAGGTATTCCTGCTTGTACTGAGTCTGCGAACGGATCGCCATTTGCTCAACCAGCACCATCGAGTCGCGGTGGCCCATCAAGCAGATACGGTCAGTGCCCGAGCCACCAGCGCCGAAGTCAGCGTTCGAGGTGACAAACACTGGGATGCCGTACAGGTTGCCGATCTCACCGTTGCGGATGGCGCTGCCGTCACCGACAAATGCCTGTTCAGTGTAGCGAGCCAGACCCATCAAGGTGTTACGCGACGATGGTGGGATGATGAAGAAACGACCGTCCATTGGGGTGTCGTTGTCATCCAGACGCTGGATGGTGCGACGGATAGCAGCATCGGTCAGCGCAGCAGCGTTTGTGCTGGTGCTGTTGTACGCGGTGGTGCCATCGGAGCCGATGAAGGCTTTGGTCGTGGTGTTGCTGGTTGCATAGTCGTCAGTACCAACGGTTGCACCGTTGAAAGCACGGCCGAGGCGAACCAGATC